CCGGCTGCAGCAGCGGAGCCGAGCGTCCTCGAAAAGGGGCCGACTGTTTCCTGCGTGATGCCAGACTGGTCGGGCGTGGAGCCCATCGCCCTGAGTGCCATCTGAGAGGCGACGGCCACCAGGATCGGGGGAGCGGTCGCGTAGCCGTGTTCGTATGTCACCTGCACGGAGCCTCGGCCCGCGGCCGGCGAGTAGTCGAAACGTGCGAGACCGTAGCCTCGCGTCGTGAATGTCTGGCCGTGGAGCCAAGTGAAATCAACCGGGTCGCCATCCGCGTCAAGCACGGCGGTCACGGCGGTCACGGGTGTCTGCGAAAGGCGGTAGATGTTGTCACAAGACGACAGCCAGACCGTCGAGACACCCGCGGTGATCTCCTGGCCCGCCTCTGCCCGGATTGCGGCAGAGGCGTCAGCCAGGAGAGCGGTGAGGCGTATCGCCTCTTCGGTGGAAAGTGCCCGGCCCAGGCGGTCCTCGGCCTCTTCTACGGTCGCGAAATCAGCCACGGGCCGGGTGTCCTTTCCTTAGGGAATCAAGCGCTCAAGCGCTTGATCAGATCAGCGGGGCCAGTGATCGCGGTCCCCGCCTTCGTGGTGCCGGACGCAGATCCGTCACCGGACTTCTTGGCCTTGGACGTCGAAGCCTTAGGCTTCTCCAGATCCTCGGTCTTGGTCACCTTTGAGGCGGTCACGGGGTCACGTTGGCGAACTTGACGAACGCCTCCGGGTCGTTGCACAGGAAGCCGTATTCGGCCTCAGCGCGGATGGCGACGAGGTTGTACTCCCACAGAGACGTGAGAGCGCCGCCGATGGTGACGGCCGCCTCGGTCGAAACCGAGTAGTTGATTCCGCCGACGACGCCCCATGCGCATTCGCTCCAGTTGCCGCCGTAGCCGAGGACACTGGTGCCGTCAGGGGTAGCGACACCTTCGGCCATGTAGCTGGGTCGACCGATGAGGCGGCCCGGACGGGCAGCGGCGTCGGTGGTATCAGCCAACGGGGTGTCGATGTACAGCGGGCGGTTGTTGCCGTCCAACTCGCCGAGGATCATCGGCTCGATGACGTCGTCGAGAGCGAAGCCGGTCAGCTTTTGGCCGTCGTTGACAAGCAAGGAAAGGGCAGCCACGAAATCGCTGTGGATATTGACGCCGGTGCCGAGCTCGACAGACTTGGTGGACTGGTCGACGTAGGTGGCGAACGGTCCGGCGCCAGCCGTGCCGGTCGGACCCATGTCATGCAGCGCGGCCAGGTCGAACGCAGCAGCGAACGCCTCGGCCATCTGCGGACGAAGCAGGCTCATGTAGTTGCCAGGGTTCGAGCGAACGACCTCCTGCGAGACAACAGCGATAGCTGCGATCTTTTTCGGGGAGATGTTCTTGATCTCCATCGAGCCTTTAGACGATGGCTTCTGGCCACCCTCGGAAACCCAGCCGGCAGAAACCTTGCCGGTGACGACGGGGATGTCTGCCCCGTTGCCGGAAAGCGGAACCTGACGGGCGAGGCTCTGGACGACCGAGGCGCGAGCGGCCTCTTCGAAGATTGGGCCAGCCTGATCAGGGGAGAGAAAACCGGCAAAATCACCGGTGTTGGTTGCGGCGGTAATCGCCATTGTGAACCCCTTTCAAGGGTGAGTGTTTGGTCGGTCGGGGTTAGATCCCGACCTTGGCTTTCAGGTCAGCGAGCAACTGATCGCCACCGAGCGGGTAATCGCCTCGGGTGCGGACGCCCTGGCCGAGATCCGGGACCGCGGGCGGGCCGGAATCTGTGCGGGGAGGGGCGAGACGGTCCAGCCACGAACGGATCGCAGTCGTGTCGACCGCGCCTTCGTCGTTCAGGAACCGTGAGGAATCGACAGATTCGAGAAGAGCCTCGATGTCGATCGGAAGTCCGACCGCTGCAGCTTTGATCTCCGCAGACGCCAGTTTCGAGCCGTACTCGGAGCGGATGCGGGCCTCCAAGGCCTCGGTGGCCTCAGCGACTGCACGCTCTTGGTCGGTCATTGACGTCTTGCGAAGCTCAGCCAATTCCTTGGCTGCTTCAGCGTTCGCGGTTGCACGTTCCTCGTGTTTGCGCGCCATCGCTTTCCACTTGTCGACCTCGGCGGTGTCCGTGTCGGAACCTTCGACGTCGGTTGTGTCCGGCTTGTTCTCTGGCGCGTCCTGTTCGCCCGTGTCGGGCTGTTCAGTGCTCACTGTGTTCTCCCCTTGTCGGGTGGTTATTGCCCCGTGTCGGGGCTTGCATCGGGTCGATCGGTGGCGGTGATCCCGCCCCCATCGACGTCGAAGTACTCGGACGTCTCACCCTTGGACGCCTCAGCGGCCTTGAGCTCAGCAACGAAATCAGAGTTGATCGTGCGGCCCGGATCGGTCTCACCGAAGATCGGCTCGACCCGACAGTCGCAAGTCAGTATCCCGTTGTTCCTGTGGCCCACATTCCGGGCGGACCGTTCGGAGAAATAGCGTTGTGCGGCGGTACGGACGCAGTAGCGACACGTCGAACCCGACGGGATTCTGCGGTACCCCGCAACGAGCCCGATCGAGTCCACTTGAACGTTGAGCTCACCCTGAGCACGCATGACCTCATCGGTCACCATCGAAGGGAACCGTCTAGCGGCCGTTTGGGACGCCTCCGTGGAGGACTTCCCGAGATCGAGGGCTTTTCGGGCCACGGTGAAAGGGCCGTCCAGCGAGACACGCTCGACCCTGACCTGCTTCACGACCGACCGAACATCGGGAACGAGGTTGCCGTAGTAGCCGATCGTCAGCGCCTGCGAGGTGTCCTGAGCGACGTCGAGGATCGGGTTTGCAAGTTGGGCGAACTCTTCTTCGTCCGCCTCGCGGAACGAGTTGAGCGAAAGCCACGCAACGACAAGGCGGCGGGCGGAACGGGACTGGATCAAGGCCAGGCGTGCGCCGTAGCGTCGTGACAGGCGTAGGGCTTGAGGATCAGAGATCGGCATCGGCGCTTGAACTCACGTCGAGTGCGGTGTCCAGGTTGAGCCCAAACTTCTGGTTCAAGATGCCTCGCACCTCGGCCGTCGTCAAGACCTTGCCGACGCCGAGGTAGAGCTTCTGGACAGCCTCGGCGACGTTCTTGCCGTCCTCGGCCTCGACGTCCGTGGCTGGTGCCGTGTTGGTCTGTTCCATGCCCTCGGCCAGCGGATCGAGCAGAAGGTCAGAGGCGCGCTCGGAGTCCATCCGGCCGATCTCCTCGGGGGAGAACTGAAGAATCGACTCCATGCGGGTTCGCCAGGGCACGCCAGCGGCCGCGGCCTTCGAAGCGGCGTCGTACCGCTCCGACAGACTAAACCGCTCAGGGGGAGCCCACAGCGTTTTCAGTTGCGGCATGTCGGCCCGGTCGGAATCGCCGGAGAACGTGAACGCCAGCGACATGATCTGTGAAGTGGCCGCCGACGAATGCCGAATGCGGTCATTGGTCTTGAAGATCAAGCCCTCACGTTGGAGCGATGCGCCCTCAGCCGAACCGTTCGCCGCGTCGGGGAACAGGTAGAACATCGGCGTGCGGGTCGTCGCGGCCACGTCACGAACGTCGGCCTTGACCGACTCGAGGATCGGCGTCAAATCGGCGCCGGAGGACTCCCACAGATCGACGTCTCCGGGAATCGCCCAGATGGCGCCGGGGTCGGCACGGAACACGCCGGACCAGTCGATGTCGTTGCCGTTCTTGTCAGTCTTCTCCAGGCCCTTTGCGGCGCGCTGACGAAACGCCTGCATGACCGCGATGACCATCCGTTGCAGCAGCATCGTGTCGATGCGGTCCAGGTCGTCCTCGACGCTCTCGAACTCTCCGAACGTCCGACCCTGGAGATTCGGCCGGTTCGCGAACCGGACAACCGGCACGACGTTCGTAGGCAGCCGGTCAGGGCCATCGGACATCCACTGAACGCTGTTGATGTCCCACTGCGAGCCGTAATAGTCCGAACGAGGCATCCGCGCCCGATACACCTCGCCGGGCAGGTACAGCAGAGCGTGGTGCTCGCCGGTCCACTCGTCGACGAACTGCTTCAACGCCGCGACCGTTCTGCGCCGGTTGTGGGGATCGTGAGCGGTGACGACCTCTCTCGGATCTTCGACCGTGATGAGCGGTGCACCGATCGACGGGTCTACCCCGCCGACGATGGCG